TCTACAAGGTCATTGGTGACGCCCGAGACGACTTCACGTCGTACTACGTGAAGTTCGACACGGACGCGTACATCGAGTGGATTGCGCCGGGCATCCCGTTCGAGTTCGATCTGACCACCATGCCACACGTCCTCCTCAACAACGGGGACGGAACCTTCACCTTCGAGCAGGGGGAGTGGTGGGACCGGGAGGCCGGTGACGAGGACAGCGCCCCGGACCCGTCCTTTGTAGGCAAGGCCATCAAGGACGTGTTCTTCGTGCGCGGCCGCCTGGCCGTCGTCGCCGGCGAGTCCGTCATCACGTCGCGAAGCAGCGGTGACGAGGGCGGCTTCTTCTCGTTCTGGCCGCGGTCCGTGCAGTCGTCGCTCGACACCGACCCCATTGATCTCGATACGCCGAGCGGGCGTGCCTCGCTGTTGCAGTACGGCGTGCCGTTCGCGCGGACCGCGGTGGTCTTCTCGCGGCTCGGGCAGTTCCTGCTGACGGCGACCCAGACCATGACCCCAGAGACGACCGACATAGTCCTTGCGACAGAGTTCGAGTCGTTGCCCAACGCGAAGCCGGTCGGGCTGGGCAAAGATCTGTACTTCGCCGTCGACAACGGCTCGCACGCCACCATTCGCGAGTACTTTGTTGGCCGTGACGACCAGGATTCTGCCAACGACGCCACCGATGTTTCTGCGCATGTTCCGCGGTACATCCCAGAGGGCGTACACCGCCTAGCCGCCGCGTCGAACCTGAACACGCTGCTGGTCCTCACCAGCGGCGAGGCCGACGCGCTCTACACGTACACGTTCTTCTGGGAGGGAGACCAACGCGCACAGGCGGCGTGGAGTAAGTGGAAGCTGGGAGCCGGCGCGAACATCCGGTCCGTCTTCACGTTCGGTTCGCGTGGCTTCTTCACGGTCGACCGGGAGGACGGGCTCTATCTGGAGCACGTCGACTGGAACGCTGACCCGTCGACCACCGATCTCGGCGTTACCGTACACCTCGACCGCCGCGTGCGGGTCCAGGGCGTATACGACGCGGGGACCGACAAGACCACGTGGACCCTGCCCTACGCGACCGACGGGACTCCCCAAGTGGTCTTGAGCGAGGACTGGTCGGAGCAGATGGGCGTCTCGCCGAGTATCTCGGCGCCCTCCACAACGACCCTTGAGGCGGTCGGAGACTGGTCGGCCAACGATGCTTACATCGGGCTGCCATACGAGTCTCGCTACCGGTTCAGTGAGCAGTTCGTTCGCTCGCGGCCGTCGTCGAACGCGGCCGGTACTGCTGGTGTCGCCCAGTCGGGCCGTCTACAGCTTCGCCACCTCACCGTTCGATTTCGCCGCACCGGAATGTTTCGTATTGAGATCTCCGGGCCCGGGCGGGACACCTCAACGCAGATCTTCTCGGCGCCCGTGCCGGCCGAGGCTTCGGCCGCGAAGCTGGACGACAAGAAGGTCTTGCACTCTGGAGACTTCAGCGCCGCCGTGCTGGGCCGCAGCTCCGACGTGAGCATCGACGTCATCGCCGATTCCTGGCTTCCCGCTACATTTCTGTCCGCGCAGTGGGTCGGCATGTTCACCGGTAAGAGGACAACGAGTTGATCGTCTCCGTGTTCCCGGCCACGTGTTACAGCGTAGAGGACGTACTGCCCCGCATTCGGGAGTCTGATCGCATCGAGGGGGAGGCCCAGTCGGGCCTTCCCTTCGCTGTCGCCGTGCGGCGCTCTGTGGAGAGCTCCTCCATTGCCATGGCGTTCTGCATCGGCGGTCGGGTGGAGGCGCTGGCCGGTGTAGCGCCGGGCGGAGGCTCGGTTGGCGTGCCCTGGATGGTTGCCACGCCGCTGCCGTTCACGGGGCCGCGCTGGCGGCGTGCGGTTGCGCGTTACGGCCTGCGCTGCACCGCGATGTTCCAGCGGCGCTACCCGGTCCTGGCGAACTATGTCCACGCGGAGCACGACGAAGCCATCCGCTTCTTGCGCTGGCTCGGCTACCGCATTCTCTACGACCAGCCCCTGGAGAACCGCGGACTGACCTTCTACCCCTTCTACCGAGGCAGCCCCCCATGTGCGTCACGCTAGCGACCGGACTCGCCATCGCCGGCCAAGGTGCGTCCTTCCTGGGCCAGCGCTCGGCGGCACGCCGGCAGACCTCTGCCATTCAGCAGCAGGGTGCTGCGAACGCGGCCGCGATTCGGGCTGATGCCGAGAACCAGCTCGAAGATATCGTGGCGCGCTCCGACGAGCTGCGGGGCGCCGCGGCGACCGACCTAGCCCACGCGGCGCGCGAGGCTCTGGAGACGCGCGCTCGCCTCGCAGCGCGCATCAGCGAGGGCGCGTCGGGCCGCTCGACCGATGCCATCCTGCGCGAGGCCGGCTTCGACTCCGGCCTGGAGCGCGTCAACATCCAGCGCAACTTGGCGACCAACCTCCGGCAGCTTGTCCGCCAGTCGCAGGCCATCGGCCGCAGCGAGCGGGCCGGCCAGGAGTCGAACCGCCGTACGTCGCAGGCCCAGCTTTCCCGCGTCAATCAGCCCAGCCTCATCGGCACCGGGCTCCAGATCGGGACGGCCCTGGCGACCGATCCCAAGCTCAATTCGTAAGGAGGGCTCGTGGCCCGAGACCTGTCCAACCCGCGCCGGCCGGCGCCGCAGCGCACTGTCGCGGCGCAGCCGCTGGCGACCCCCATCCCCCAGCGCACCGCGCCGGGTCCGGGCGACAACGTCCTCCTGCGCGTCGCCGAGGCCCTGCAGGCTGTGGAGCCCACGCTCCGCGAGTTCACGGAGCGCCAGCGGCGCGAGCAGGAGAAGAAGGACGCCCAGCGCGGCTCCACCGCCGCACTACAAGACCCCGATGCGGAGTTGCCGGTCGACGAGACCGAAGCATTCGTGGCGGCGTTCCTGGAGACGAAGGGTAAGGTATTCGGCTCACGTTTTGCGACCGAGCTTCGCACGGCGGTCGAGCAGAACGGCAACGATCCGGATTTCGACTTCGCCGGGTTCGCGCGCGAGCGCTTCCAGGCATCCTTTGGTGGCACGAGTCAAGACCCCCGCTTCCTCGCGGGCGCCCTTCCGAGGGCGCGAGACGCCATGCTGGCGCTGGAGGAGAAGAACCGCCTGCGTCAGGTGGAGATGCTGCAGGAAGATGCGCGCGCGGCTCACTTCCAGCAGTTCTCCCTCGGAATCGAGGGACGGCCTGCGGAGGATCTCCAGGCGTCCATTCAGGAGTTCATCGCGGCGGCTCCGGAGTTCTCGGCCACGCGCACCCAGGCCGGCGAGCTTGCCATTCAGGCGGTCGCCAACGAGGCGATTCGGCGCCAGGACGCCTCTCTGTTCGACGTCTTCAATCAGCCCGGCCCGGACGGGGTGGTCATCGCCAAGCACCCGACGCTTGGCGAGACCCTGGAGAAGGAGCGTGCTGCCGCCAACCGCGCCATCAGCGCGGCTACCGCAGGCGACCGTGCGGCCGAGAACCTCGCGCTGCAGGCCAAGCTGGAGCAGCGCGCCTCGGTGCCCGTCTCGGAGCTACAGGAGCACGTCCGTGAGGGCCGGCTGACCCAGGCCCAGGCGTTCAGCCTCCACAAGCGCAAGCTTGCAGCCGCCACCAAGGCCGCCGAGGACGCCGAGAAGCTGCGCTTCGCACGGCAGTTTCCGTTCCTCGCCGACAAGGCGGACGTGCAAGAAGCCATCGAGTCAGACATCACGCACGCCGTGCAGCGTGCCGTCCAGGGCGGCCAGGAGCTGAGCTTGGACGACGTCAATACACTGCGCATCCAACACTTCGCGGCTGCCGGCGTGGAAGACCCCAAGCATAAGCGCCTGCTTCAGCGCGGCGCGGTTGCCATCAGCCGCAACCCCCAGGCATTCATCCAGGCCGCGCAGGTATACATCCGGGCTCAGGATATCAACCCGCAGTACGCCGCCAGCCTGACTACCGAGAGCGAGCGCGCCATCTACGATGCGTTCCATCGCCGCACTGTTCTAGACGGCGAGCCGCCGGAAGAGGTCGTCCAGGATCTGGCTGGCGCCGGCGAGCGCGTGTCCGGCGTCATCAACCTGATGAGAGTCAACAGCCGGGCCGTCGAAGACGACATGCGTCGACTGGACATCGGGGGCACTCCCGCCCTGCGTGAGCGCTTCCGGAAGATGGTTCAGGACAGCCTCGTGTTCGGCGAGGCCGTCACCATTGATGACGCGCTCGACTTGGCGCGCGACCGGTGGGAGGAGCGCATGGTGTCGGTGGGCAACGGGGCCGTCGACGGCAAGCACTTTGGGGGCAAGGCCGATGCTGCCGACCGCGCGTTCCGGGAGACCTACTTCCCGGACCTCAAGGAGCGCTTCCCGGTCAATCTGGAAGACTCGGATGCCGACGATGTCGTTCTCCTGGAGGACGAGCAGACGGCCCGGGACGGCACCCTGCGCGTCATTGACACGGCCAACGGCCAGTCGCTGGAGCGCATTGCCGGGCGCGACCTCGTGACGATGCACGACAAGAGCGTGCGTGAGGAGGCCATCGCTGTTGCCCGTGAGACGTCGGAGCGCATCCGGAACAAGCTCTCGGACAGTGAGTGGATGGCAGCCCAGGCTACCGAGCTGGCTGAGGAGCACATACGGCTCCGCGGGCTTGACCCCAAGGGCCCGGCCGCGGCGCGCGTGATGGAGTTCTGGTCCGACCGCCGGCGCGTGGAGGAGGCCCTCAAGCAGGGTATGCAGGCGCAGGGGATCCCTGCACCCATCGCGCTGGAGCGTGCCATCGACGCCCTGCTGCAACTGGACCCTGTGGATCTGGCGCCGACGCTGAGCGGAACCATCAGGGCGACCAAGGAGGCCAAAGAAGCGGTCGAGGGCTTCGACTTCGGCCGCTTCGTGATGGACACCATCGACGGCGTGGACGAGGCGCTTGGGTTCTCCGATGCCGCGCAGCGTGCCGAGCGCCGCCGGGTGTCCGAGACGGGTCCCGCTCGTTCGTTCCAGGACCGCCCGACCGGCGGCCGGACTGCTGGCGAGCGGCTCCGGCGTGTCCTGAGAAGTCTCGCCCCGATTCCGGCCGGCGCTGATTCCCGCCCCTCGGGTGAGCCTGCCGAGACCTTCCCCCTGAACTGAGGAACCTCATGGAACCCGTCATCCCCAGCGACTTGGCGCAGCCCCGCGTCACTCCCCTCCAGGAGGAAATCAAAGCCCGCGAGCAGGGCATCCAGAGGCCGACGCCGTCGGTGCTGGAGACGCTCGGCGGGACGTTCATCAACGACACGACCATCGGTGTGGCCGTCGACGCCCTCGACAATGCGTTCGTGGCGCCGACCTTCGACCCTGGTTTCGGGGCAACCCTGGAGGACAACTTCGACGCGCTCATGGAGGGGGTTCCGGACGAGCACCGGCCCGCCCTCGCTGACGCGGGATCGCTGGTCGAGTTCACCCGCCGCAAGGAGCGGCTACTCGCGGCGCTGCAGTTCGATGCGGATGTCGTGCGGGGCGGCGCCGGCACCATCGCCACCCGGCTCGCGGGTAACTTCCTGGAGCCGACGGCGGCGGTGTCGGCGCCCATCCTGGGCTCGATTCGGGCGCTGAACAGGGGCTCGCGTCTCGCGCGTGCCCTTAAGACCGCGGCGGCCACCGGGGCCGAGACCGCTGCGGTCGAAGCATTCCTCGCGGCCAACACCGACCACATTACCGAGGAGGACGTGCTGATCGCCGGCCTCGTCGGGCTCACGGTGGGTGGGGGCATCGGCGGCCTGCTTCCCGGCGAGGCCGTGCGGGCCTCCAATGCGGCCGTGCGCGGCGTGCGCCGCGCGGTCGATCAGGAGGTCCAGAAGGCCACCCAACCGGCCCAGGATGCGCGGTTCCGGGCCGGGTCTCCGGAGAACGAAGAGCGCCTGCGCCAGTTGCGCGCCCGCACGGGTAAGCCGAACGTCACGCCGAAGGTGCGGCCGGTCCGCGATGCGCGGTTCCGGGCCGGGTCTCCGGAGAACGAAGAGCGCCTGCGCCAGTTGCGCGCCCGCACGGGTAAGCCGAACGTCACGCCGAAGGTGCGGCCGGTCCGCGATGAGGCGGCGGGCGCGGAAGCGGACTCCGTTGGCGCGGCGCGCGCCGGTCCGGCCGAGGGCGGCCCCCCGCTGCGCGACGACGCGCAGTTCCTGACCCGCCTCGGGCGTGACCCTGACGAACCCCTACAGGAGTCGGAGGAGGTCGCCAAGTCAGCCTTCGCCTCCGGGCGGTTCGACATTGCGGGCATCTTGGGCCGCGATGACGACGAGGCAGTCCGCGCCTTCGCCAAGCAGCTCGTGGAAGACCCGGTCGAGGGTAACCCCGGGCCGGCGGCGTCGGAGCTGCAGACCTTCTTCCACCGCAAGTTATTGGCGGTGTCTCGTCGCGTATCTGAGCCCGCCTTCCAGGCATGGGCGAGAGAGAGGGGCCGGGCTCGGCTGCGGTGGAACCCCCGGAGCTTCCGGGCACGCAACGAGTTCTTTCGCGAGGTCGGCCGTCACCTGCGTACCGGACAGTCCCCGGACAAGAATGTACAGCAGGCGGCTGACGGCTTCCGGGCGATGTTCCGGGAGACGCTGAAGGAGCTGAAGCGGGCTGGCGTCAGGGGCTTCGAGGACATACCCGATAACGCCAACTTCGTGCCCCGCATCCGCGACGACGCGGCCATCGCCCGACACCTGTCTCGCTTCGGTCCCGACCAAATCGAAGAGCTGATCGCGCGCTCAATGCGTAGCGCGGCTCCGGATATCGATGAGCGACTCCTGAACCGCATCGCGAAGGGTTACTGGCGCCGCTTGCAGCGGCTGTCGTTTGGCGCCGACACAGCGATTGCCCACGGAGTCGACCTGCAGGATCTGGAGACCGTCCGCGCCATCCTGCGCGAGGGCGGCAACGTCAGCGACGACGAGGTCGAGCAGATCGTGAACCAGCTTCGGCAGAGCCAGAACCGAGACTCGCGCGGTGGTGGCTCCCGCAGCCGGCGCCGCGCGGACATCGATGAGAGCTTCACCATGCGCCTCGTCGACCGCGACACCGGCGAGGAGGTCGATGTTGCGATCCTCGACCTGTTCGAGAACAACGTCGAGCTTCTCGCACAGCCCTACGCCCGCTCGATGGCCGGCTGGATAGGACTTGCAGACGCCGCGAATATCCGCTCGGAGGCCGACATCCAGGACTCCATCCAGGCCATTGTGGCTCGGTCGCAGGAAGCAGGCTCGGCGCGCGCCGAGCAGGTGCGCAAGAAGGTCATCCCGCGGCTAGAGTTCCTGTTCAACTACCTGCGTGGCCTGCCGACCCACCAGAGGGGCGCGTTCGACGACATCCTGTCGCTCGTGCGGGATTACAACTTCACGCGCGTGATGAACCAGGCCGGGTTCGCCCAGATTGCCGAGATCGGGAACGTGCTGGCGTTCGCCGGCTGGAAGGCCGCTCTACAGCGTATGCCCAGCCTGCGTCAGTTCTCCCGTGATGCCGTGACGGGGCGCCTGAAGCTCGACGACGCCCGCATCATCGAGGAGATCTTCTCTCTCGGTAACGAGCGCCTCGTCGGCAGCATTGCCACGCGCTTCGAGGCGGACGAGTTCGACCGGCCGACGGGCTTCGGTGTGGTCGGTGACGCCATCACTGCCGGGCGCAACATCACCGCCGACTTCGGCGGACTGGCGCCCATGACGGCCATGTTGCAGCAATGGGCTGCTGGCGGTGTCATCCAGCGCTTCATGGACGTCGCCGCCGGCACCACCGCAGACTTCAACCCGCGGCGCCTGCAGCTCATGGGCCTCGGCCCGGATAAGTGGGACGCGGTGAAGGCGGGCCTGCGAAAGCACACTACGCGCCCTTCCGCCCGCGGCCTCCGCGCCGTCGACTGGGAGGCGTGGCAGGCCGAGGATCCGGCGGTGTTCAATACGTTCCGCATGGCTGTGTTCCGGGTCGGTCGCCGCGCCATCCAGGAGAACGACGTCGGCGCTACCGACGTGTGGATGCACTCCACTTTCGGTCGCATCCTGACGCAGTTCCGCTCGTTCCTCATGGGCTCGTACTCCAAGCAGCTTCTAAGCGGGCTGGCTACGCGCGACATCATTGCGTGGCAGGGGATGATGCTGACGACGGTGTTCGCCGGCGTCGGCTACACCGCCCGCACGTACATTAACCATTGGAACGAGCCGGACAAGCTGGAGGAGCGCCTCGACCCGTTCCGGATTGCCGGGCAGTCCATCTACGGCTCCTCGGCGCTGGGCTCTGCTGCCGTGATGGCATCGTGGATGATTCAGGCCCCGGGCCTCGATGGCTTCCTGCCGGATGAGGTCCAGAAGCTGATGGACATCGAGCGCTCGACCAACCTCGCGACCGATGCGTTGTTCGGGAACCCGACCGCGGATGTCGCGCAGCGGGCGTTCGAGCTGGTGCCCGGCCTCACCGAGGCCGCCATCGACGGCCGGAGCATTACGCAGCAGGACTTCCGGAACATCCGCGCCCTGTTGCCCGTGCTGAACAACTTGTCTGGCGTGCGCAACGTGCACAACGTCATCGCCAACGATCTGCCCCGCGCAGATCGCTTCAACTGAGGAACCTATGGCTCTCTCCACGCAGACCTACACGGGGGACGGGGCCGAGACCACCTTCTCGGTCCCCTTTGCCTTCATCAGCAGGAACCACGTCAAGGTCTTTCTCGACGGCGTCGAGACAACGGCCTTCACGTGGCCGACCAGCTCGACCCTCCAGTTCGACACCGCGCCCGGCGCCGG